CTAATAAACATATCATCTTGAGTAGACGTATCACCTATCGTTGTTTCTGTTCCAAAGAATACTAAGTGACGATCCGGTGTAGATACTAACATATGTCTTGATGCAGTTGGTGCACCAGATATAATAGTTGCTCTTGTCTCTGTTGCATTACTTGCACTAGAGTCCCATTCAAAACATGCACTATCATGAATCAAACAAATTGCTTTATCACCAAAGTTATCAATTGACCACATGCCAGGATCTAAAGCTAAACCTTCTTCAGTTTGTTCATTCCACGCACTATAATCTGTACCGTTAGTGACGGTAGCTCCATCACTATGAGAGGCAGCTGTAGTTCCTCTGGCTCCTCGAGTAACACCTGTTAAAGTATTACCACTGACACCAGTGTATTGTATCATTTCTGATCCAATTAAAACGAAGCTAGTTCCTGTAGACGGAAACTGCACCGCACTTGTTAAAACTATAGTTGTTGTACTAGCGTCTATTGCACCATTTAAAGTAGTCGTAACAGCTCCAGTGTCTTCACCACCATAAGAACCTAGTCCCCAACCATAACCTTTTTCTTGAACAGCTGTTCCTACAGGATAATAGTGCTGTACTCTAATTCCACCTGATGTTGTTGCCCCGGACCCTGATTCATTTGACGGCATTGTTATTGTTAGGGTCGTTCCACTAGGGACAGATGTTACCATAAATTTTTTATCATTAAAATCAGATGCTCCAAAATTAGAACCCGTTATTGTAGTAAAATTATCTAATAATATTATATCGTTTTTATTAATGTTATGTGCAGTAGAAAAAGTTATTGTAACAACTGCTGATCCATTAGTTGTGCTAAATGCGTTTGTAAGAGTAGTTGTACTTTTAATAGGGTGTATGTCATAGAAAACATCCCCAGAAAATGCGTATAATATTCTGTTTGTTCCTATTATAGCATATCGTCTACCAGCAGTGTTTACAAAGTGATGTAAACCTCTAGCAGCTCCTGTTAATTCATTTGAACCTGATCCACCTAATTGATTCCAACCACCTATTTTTTCAGGTATGCCATATCTAAATCGCACATTATCACAATTTATCCATTGACCTTCTGCTCCTGTAGCAGTTACTTGTTTATTAATACCTGGCTGAAATCCTATTTTTTGTAGCATATGACCCTTATAGCTGAAATTATTTTCTTAGCAATATTGATTAAAGTACCACATAATGGTATATTTCCAACCCATAAAGTATGAATTTATATAAAGAGCATAGTAATTTTTTATCAAAAGAAAGTAAAGATTTTATAGGTAACGTTGTGTTAGGCGATAATTTTCCTTTTTATCAGATACCTTCTTCAGGATCGTTAGGAAAACAAGTAAAAGATGGTTTGTTAAACCATCTAGTTTTACCTAGACCAGAAGACCGAAGTCTTACAGAAAATGTGACCTCTCAGTTCTATATGCCAACAGTTAAAATACTAGATGAGTTTTTAGCAGCAGTAAAAATTAAACCATATTTTTATTTAAGAATTGCTTACAATCTTACTTACAATAATGGCTTTGATAAAAGCGGTCCTCATACGGATCATGACTACGATCATAAACAGGTTATTATCTATCTTAATAACATAGAGGACAAAAACTCTAAGACTGTGTTACTAAAAAACAATAAAATACACAAAGAAATAAAACCAAAACAATATAAGGGCATATGTTTTGGTAATTTAAAACACTACAATCATAACCCTAAAGTTGGAAAACGAATCGTATTGATAGGTACATTTATATGATAGAAAGTTTTACATTACCCAATTACGGAATAATAAAAAGTAAATTACCTAGTAAATTATACTCTGCTTTATTAAAAGAATGTTTAAGTTATAAAAAAAATAATAAATTTATATCTGGATTAACTGAGCCCGGTGTAGCAAATCATTTTTATGTAAAACAAAATAAAGATAATATAAGTAATTTTATTTCTGAAATGGTAAACAAATATACTCAAGAGTATCCTAATTATCCTAAAAGCATAAAAATTTTAAACGACAATACCAGTGCAGTGTTTCAAGATCCATGGATTAACATACAAAAATACAACGAATATATCCCAGTGCATGACCATGATGGAATTTTTTCATATAACATATGGATGAAGCTACCTACTAAATCAATATTTGAATTTAATTACAGCACTGTTTTAGGCACCCAAACTATACAAAGATTTATTCTTGAAAAAGAAAGCGAAGGAACAGTAATATTGTTTCCATCTTTATTAAGGCATACCGTGTATCCTTTTAAAAAAACCAAAGAAGTTAGAATATCTATTGCGGGTAATATTCTTTTAAATGTAAAACAATGATAGAAATACAAGATAATTTTTTAAATAAGAAAGATTTTAATAAAATAGTAGAAGTATTTACACACAACAACACTCCTTTTTATTTACAAAAATCAATTATAGAATATCCAAAACCAGACAACTATGTTCAAATGTTTCATATCTTATATGAAAATAATATAAAAAGTTATTTATTTGATTTAATAAAACCATTAATTGATAAATTAAAAATTAAAAAATTATTTAAATGTAAAATTAATCTTTTATTTAGAACAGATAATATTGTAGAACATGGTTATCATATAGATTTTACAAAAAAACCTAAAGACCTATATACTTCAATATTGTATTTAAATACCAACAATGGATATACCAAATTTAAAAAAGGTATTACTGTAAATAGTTTAGAAAATAGATTAGTTAAATTTCCTAATGAAATTGAACATACTGGATCTACTAATAATTGCTCAGAGCCTTATAGATTAGTATTAAATATAAA